GGATTAATGAAGACTGAATATACAAAAGAAGATTTAAGTTTCATAGAACTTCCACCTAGAATCAACGGAGCAGGTGGAAAATCTTCAGAACCACCTGGGTGTGATTCATATTGACAAAAGCATATATAGACTGTTAAAATTTGAACTGAAGGTTATTTCAACTTATGGCAAAAGGATTCACAGTAAAAGCAAATGCTCCCAAACCCAAAGATGCAGAATGGGACATTGATGAAATTAAGCAAAGAATGCGTGGAAAGAGTATTGTATTCTGTCTTCCTGGACGTGGATGCTCTTTTATTTTTCTGAAGAACTTTGTACAACTGTGCTTTGATATGGTACAGAATGGTATGAGTATTCAGATTTCTCAAGATTATTCGTCTATGGTTAACTTTGCACGTTGTAAAGTGTTGGGTGCAAATGTTCTCCGTGGTCCGAAGCAAATTCCTTGGGATGGAAAACTGGAATATGATTATCAACTTTGGATTGACTCGGATATTGTCTTTGACACTAACAAGTTCTGGCAACTCTGTGATCTCTCTCTGAGTGAAGATGGTACAGAGCGTGAGATTACTGCTGGTTGGTATGCTACAGAGGATGGACACACAACTTCTGTCGCACACTGGTTAGAGGAAGATGATTTCCGAAAGAATGGTGGAGTGATGAATCATGAAACTGTTGATTCAATTCAGAAGCGTAGAAAGCCTTTCACAGTAGACTATACAGGTTTTGGATGGGTGCTGATTAAGAAGGGTGTATTTGAGAATCTTGAGTATCCTTGGTTTGCTCCGAAGATGCAAGTCTTTGAATCAGGTAATGTTCAGGACATGTGTGGTGAGGATGTTTCATTCTGTCTGGATGCTAAAGAAGCGGGCTTTGAAATCTGGTGCGATCCTCGGATTAGAGTCGGACATGAAAAAACTCGTATTATCTGATGAAGAAATTTAACGTACTATATAAAGGGCGTAAAATTTATCAGGACCTCACTCATGAAGAATGTACTGAGGTCCTACAAGACTTCTCCGAACGCTTTTTCTCGGAAGAAGATATTGATGTTAATTTAATTGAACTGGAGGAAATCTAATGGCTAAAGGTGGATCAAACAAGACTGTGTTCGAACCTGGAGCACCTAAGAAAACTCGTCAAGGACGCTCGGCAAGAACTCTTTTAAGTGCGACCTCTCGTAATGGTCGTAAGAAGCGTTATCGCGGACAAGGTAAAGGTTAATAGTATAGATAGAGCAGGGGTAACTCCCTGCTTTTTTATTAGGAATTAATGTCATATCTGAATCACAATCTTCCTACAATTACTTGCTATATTCGTAATGAATTTCTCTATAACCATAAAAAAGGTCATGGAGAGGTTACTTTATGCGACGTACACTCTGTAGCGTCCTTAGAGAAGCACGTACCCCTCTTTGAGGCGTTTCTAGAGAATGGGGTTAACTGGACTCGTAGACCGATTCATGCATTCTGTTGGAAACCTGATGCACCAGTTCCTGAACTAGAAGAGTGTATGTGGTGGGATTGTTTTTCTCCTTATATTGATGTTCAAGTTCGTTCAAGACTTGCTAACTTACGTGCTCAATTAATCAATTATAGGGGAGAAAAGAATGAAGGAACTTATATGTTTACGCTTGATTGGTCATGGGAGTCAAAATCTACTCTGAATACTAATTTTAGTGAGACTCCAGAGCATAAATGTGCTCACTTCTTCAAGATGGATAATGGTAATTTCTATGCATATCCAAATAATAAGATATTATGGTATGATGATGCATGGACAAAGAACAGAATTACCAAAAATCCAGGTTATGAAATTGATTTGACCGAATATTCAGTAGAAAATCGTCGTAAAATTGAAACATCAGATGATTTTATGTACGAAATAACGAAAATTCGGGATAGCAACCCCGTAAAAAGTTCTGATTTAACAAATCAGGAGCAAACAAATGACCAAACAGGTGGATAAAGACGAAAACTTTATGAAAAACGAGTGGGGAACTCAATTTTTAGCATCAGAATATGGTTGGGAGAATAAAATTCAGAAGCAAAAGATGCTTCGTGAGATCAATCATGACAACATGACACCCAAGAAGCATGATTTTTATCATCAAAATGAAATTCATGAAAAAATTCGTAATGATGAGGACTATGATGATTGGGATTATGGCACAGAACCAACCTACGGATCTATAAAAGGGTAATAAATAAGATAGAATTATAATATTCGATGCCTCTAGAAAGGGTAAGCCAAGGTTTTAAAGACATCAGTATGACTTTTCAGACTAATCCTCTGAATAGTGACTTGATTGCGCTTAAAAATGAGACTGCAATTGCTCGCTCAGTGCGTAATATTGTGTTTACCCTTCCTGGAGAAAAGTTTTTTGATGAAGATTTTGGTTCTAGAATTTCTAGAACATTATTTGAGAACGTTGATGATATTTCTGCATCAATTATTACTGATGAGATTAGACAGTCAATCAATAACTATGAACCAAGAGTGAGGTTAATCTCAGTAAATTCATATCCAAACTTTGATAATAACGCATACGATGTTGTTATTGTATATGAAATCATCGGTGCGGATGTTCCCATACAAGAATTACAATTTGTTTTGCAACCATCTAGGTAAAAATGCCATTAGCAAACTTCGCTAACCTGGATTTTAACCAGGTTAAGACAACGCTTAGAGATTACTTAAAAGCGAACTCTAACTTTACGGATTATGATTTTGAAGGGTCTAACCTTTCAACAATTCTTGATGTTTTGGCATATAATACTTACATTACCTCATATAATGCAAACATGGTTGCAAATGAGGTTTTTATTGATAGTGCGACTCTAAGAGAGAATGTAGTAGCACTTGCAAGAAATATCGGTTATATTCCAAGATCAAGAAAAGCAGCAACTGCATCAATTAGTTTCTTTGTAGACACTACTGTTTTCAATATCAGCCCATTACCATCAACAATTACCCTTAAGAAAGGACCTATTGTAACATCTTCTGGAAGTTTTGGTGGTCAATCTTTTGTATTCTCAATTCTTGAAGACATTACAGTTCCTGTTATTGATGGTATTGCAAGTTTTAATGATATATCCGTCTATCAAGGATCATTACTCTCATCCAACTTTACATACAGTTCAAGAGTACCGAATCAGAGATTTATTTTACCAAACTCTGGTGTAGATAGTGATCTTATTCGTGTTGTAGTAAAAAGTAACGAAGACTCTACAACTGGCACTAAGTACAGTCTTCAAGATAGTTTATTTGAAGTTTTATCCGATTCTAAGGTATATTTCTTACAAGAAATTGAAGATGAAAGATATGAACTGATTTTTGGTGATAATATATTTGGAAAAGCATTAGAAGAAGGAAATTATATAACAGCAGATTATATTGTATGTGATGGTGATACTGCTAATGGTGTAAGTCAATTCACATTTGCAGGTAGACTTACTTATACAAGAAATTCAGTCACTTCTACAATTACATCAGGTATCTCCGCTGTTACTACTTCATTAATTTCTACAGGTGGAGAAAGTATAGAATCCGTTGAATCAATTAAAAAGTATGCTCCAAGAATCTATGCTTCTCAAAATAGAGCACTTACAGCAGATGATTATGAAACTTTAATTCCATCAAGAATATATCCAGAAACAGAATCTATTTCTGTATTTGGTGGCGAAGAATTAGTTCCACCACAATATGGTAAAGTTTTTATCAGTATTAAACCAAGAACTGGAGACTTCTTACCAAACCTGACAAAAGAGAATATCAAATTAAGACTTAAGAAATATTCTGTTGCAGGAATAATTCCAGAGATCTTAGACCTTAAGTATCTGTATATTGAAGCAAATTCAAAGGTATATTATAACACAAATTTAGCACCTAATGCGGATTATGTTTCTACATTAGTTCAGACCAATACAAATAAGTATGCAGACTCTACAGAACTTAATAAGTATGGTGCGAGACTGAAGTATAGTAAGTTTCTGAAAATTATTGATGATAGTCATGAGTCAATAACGTCAAATATTACAACAATTCAGATGAGAAGAGATCTCAGAGTTGTTTTAAATGCGTTTTCTGAGTATCAAATTGGATTTGGAAATGAGTTCCATGTTAAGAGTATGGATGGATACAATATTAAATCTTCAGCATTTCTTGTAAATGGTATTTCACAACCAGTTTATGTTTCTGATGTTCCAAATACAAATAAAGAAACTGGAAATCTTTTCTTCTTTACTGTCCCATCACCAAATTCAACAAGTGCAACCATTATAAGGAGAAATGTTGGAAATATTGATTATAAGAAAGGGAT